AGGCCTGGGTTTCATTTTTGGATGGTTTAGTAATGAATACTATTCAGCGTTTATGGAAGCAACCATTTCGCAGAATACAAACATTCATCCAGAAATGTTAAACGATCAGGGTTTTATGATTGATGAAGAACTGTTATCCGTTAGGTTTATAGACGAGGAGGAATACGAAGAGGACTAATCATGATTTTAGTTGACATGAATCAATGTATGATCAGTAATCTGATGGTACAAGTGAAAACTAGTAATGGACTTGATGAAAATCTAGTTCGTCATATGGTATTAAACTCATTGAGAAACTACCGAAAGAAATTTGGTGGAGAATACGGCGAACTAGTTCTTTGTTATGATTCTAAATTCTATTGGAGGAAGCAAGAGTTTCCTTTCTATAAACAGAATCGTAAAAAAGATAGAGAAAATTCAACGCATGACTGGAACGCCATCTTTGAATGTCTCAACAAAATTCGTGACGAGATTAGGAATAACTTTCCTTATGTCGTTATGGATGTATATGGTGCAGAAGCTGATGACATCATCAGTGTTCTGATCAAGAATAACTCTACTAAAGATAACCCAGAAAAAGTTCTTATCATGTCTGGTGATAAAGATTTTCTGCAACTAGGAAAGTATTCTTTTGTTTCTCAGTACAATCCTGTACAGAAAAAATACATCACTCTTGATAACCCTAAAGAATTTTTGATGGAGCATATCATCAAAGGAGATCGAAGTGATGGTATTCCAAACTTCCTATCAGATGACGATACATTTGTATCTGGTAAAAGGCAAAAACCAATCAACAAAAAGAATCTAGTAAAATGGATTTCTGCAGATCCAAAAAGCTTTTGTACTGATGTTCAGTTGAAGAACTATGAACGTAACAAAAAACTTATTGATCTAAGTTGCATTCCAGATGAGATTCAAAGACAGATTGTCGAAGAATTTAATCGGTTAAATAGTACTGTAAAACAAGGAGTTACGATCGAGTACTTCTTAGAAAACAAACTGACTACACTATTAAATGATATAGAGGATTTTTAACTATGGCTGAATTACCTGTAGAAAAACTATTGATCTCTGAAGTTCTTCAGAAGATTTCTAACGCTAAAACTAAAAAAGAAAAGATCGCACTGCTCAAAAAATATAAGAGTCCTGCTCTACAATCGATTCTGATCTGGTCTTATGACGAGAGTGTGAAGAGCATGGTTCCATCTGGTGACGTTCCATACACCCCTAATGACACGCCAGAGGGTACAGAACACACGTTACTCTTCCATGAGTACAAGAAACTATTTCACTTCGTCAAGGGTGGTAACGACAAGCTTGCCCAGGGTCGTAGAGAGATGATGTTTATCCAAATTCTAGAAGGACTTCATGAATCTGAAGCAAAGGTTCTCTGTCTAACCAAAGATAAACAACTCAGTAAAAGATACAAAATTACTAAAGCATGTATCTCTGAAGCCTATCCAGAAATTCAGTGGGGAAATCGTTCATAGGAGAAACATATGGTATTATCAAGCGCTGATGTAGCTAATTTCAAATCCGTATATAGTGTTATCTGTATTCATATAAACTGTGATCCTTCAGCCGCTAAAGATAAAACTCTGCCTCGAAGCGCATACTTAGTAAAGTGTGACAACGGAAGTGAGGTGTGGTATGATGTGGTTATGGGATCAAAGATTGATATCTTCAATGCCTACTACGACAAATATGGTGATGTTGTAAAGGACATCGGATGGACCGATGGTTCAGTTCCCGCTAAACTATGGGGGTACACCCAAAAAGAAGACAACAAAAAGAAAAAGTGATTATGACTTCAAAAATGAATGCAAAACTAGTTTCTGTTACACCTGATGCTGAACAGACAATGGCATATATTGCTAGAGTCTCTAATCCATCCAATCAGGATAACGAAAAGTATGCAAGACTTCTCAGTTATTGTATTAAACACAATCACTGGTCTGTGTTTGAACAAAGTACAATGACTTTGGAAATTGAAACTACCCGGGCTATTGCAGCCCAAATTTTGAGACATCGTAGCTTTACATTTCAGGAGTTTAGTCAAAGGTACGCAAGTTCTACTTTACTTGGTGAGAAAATCCCTCTCCCAGAACTCCGCCGTCAAGATGACAAGAACCGTCAGAATAGTATAGATGATCTTGATCCATTTGTTCAACAGAAACTTGAGATGCAGATGCAAACTCTGTTTGATTCATCTATGGCACTGTATGAACAAATGCTTGGACATGGTGTTGCAAAGGAATGTGCTCGTAATGTGCTACCCCTCTGTGTACCTACAAGAATCTACATGACTGGTTCTTGCCGTTCTTGGATCCATTACATCTCCCTGAGGTCTGCAAATGGAACACAAAAAGAACACATGCAAGTCGCAGAATCCTGTAAACAAATCTTTATCGAACAGTTCCCAACAGTTGCAGAGGCACTGGAGTGGACTGTATCGAGTGGAGATAAGAAAAAGTGATACTTGGATACCGTATCATCATTCATTGACATATGAACAAGCATATGGTATCCTTAAGAAGATAAGGAAACAAAATCCTGATGACCATAGATTCAGAATTACTCCTGACTCATAAACATTATGAACATTTTTGTTACTGACCCTGATCCAATTGAATGTGCTAAAGTTCTCCCTGATAAACACGTTGTTAAGATGCCACTTGAATGCTGTCAAATGCTATCTATTGTTGCATCTGACAAATGGGGTCGTGGATATGGAACTCTTCCCAAAGCGAATGGTGAACCATATAAAACTGATAAAGGTGCATTCCGTCATCATCCATGCACTGTATGGGCTAATGAAACCGTACAAAACCATAGGTGGTTAATCAGACATGGACTTGCACTATGTGCAGAATACTCTAATAGATATCAGAAAATTCATTCCTGTCTATCTACACTTGCACATGCAGACAAACTCTTTCCGATAGATGCAATTCATCTATCAAAACTAACACCATTCGTCAGAGCAATGCCCGATGAGTTTAAACTTGACACAAGCATTGATACTTTTACTGCTTACAAAATGTACATTAGCAGCAAACCTTGGGTTGCATCTAATTATCTTCGTGACCCGTCCCGCAAACCAGATTGGATTTAACTATGCCAACATACCCAGTAATAAATAAAACCACTGGAGAGAAGAAAGAACTCTCAATGACCATGAAAGAATATTGTGTCTGGAAGGATGAAAATCCTGACTGGGACAAAGACTGGTCAGTAGGATGTGCTTCTTCTGTCAGTGAAGTTGGAGATTGGAGGAACAAAGTTCCAGGAGATCTTCAGACAAAAATTAACAACATTAAAAAAGGACATTACGGTTCTACAATTCAGGGATTCTAAGTATGCCAAGATCGAGAAAGAAAACTACACCAGATATTAATGGTATGTCTGCAAAACAAATGAAACGCAGGAAACCAATTAACTCTGATATGCTGGTTGGTGTTGAACCATTAACACCAGCTCAAGAAAAGGTATTTGCTGACTGGGAAGCGGATAAAAATCTTTTCATGTTCGGTGCTGCTGGTACTGGTAAAACTTTTATCGGTCTTTATCTTGCTCTAAGAGAAGTTCTAAAGGAAGATAGTCCATATGATAAAGTTTATGTGGTCAGATCTCTAGTATCCACAAGGGAGATTGGTTTCCTACCTGGTGACCATGAAGATAAGTCATCTCTTTACCAGATTCCATATAAGAATATGGTGAAGTTCATGTTTGAAATGCCAGATGATAATTCATTTGAAATGTTGTATGGTAATCTGAAAACTCAAGAGACTATCTCTTTCTGGTCTACTTCATTCATCCGTGGTACTACATTTGATCGTGCTATTATCATTGTTGATGAGTGTCAGAACCTGAACTTCCATGAACTTGATTCTATTATCACTCGTGTTGGTGAAGATTCTAAGATCATGTTCTGTGGTGATGTTCAACAAACTGATCTTGTCAAAGCAAATGAGAAGAATGGTATCTTAGATTTCATGAGTATCCTTCGCTTGATGGATGAGTTTGGTATGACTGAGTTTGGTGTTGATGATATTGTTCGCTCTGGTCTAATCAAGAGTTATCTTGTCAGTAAAATTAGTCTAGGGTTCTGATGTTCAATCATGTACAGGTGAACTTACCTGATAAGTTAACAAGAGAAACTATTGATGGTAAGAGATACTACAAAGTCCCTGGTCATGAGGATAAGAAACTAGTCTCTGTTACTACCGTGACTAGTTTCCAGTCTGCTAAATCTATTGCGGCATGGAGAAGACGTGTAGGTGAAGAAGCAGCTAATCGAAAGTCTAGACGTGCTGCTAGTCGGGGTACTGGTATGCACACCCTTACTGAATATTATTTGAAGAATGAAGAACTGCCAAAGGTTCAACCATTATCAGAATTCTTATTTAAGTTTGCTAAACCAGAATTAAATAAGATAGATAATATTCATGCACTAGAAACTCCCCTATATAGTTTTAAGTTAGGTATTGCAGGAACCGTTGATTGCATTGCTGAGTACAACGGTGAACTTGCAGTAATTGATTTCAAAACTTCAGAGAAACCCAAACCTGAAGAATGGATTGAGGGTTATTTTGTGCAAGCTGTTGCATACGCTTGCATGTTATACGAGTTAACTGGTATAATAGTCAAGAAACTTGTTATCATTATGTCCTGTGAAAATGGAGAATGCGTTGTCTATGAAAAGTATCACAAAAAAGAATACATTAGAAAACTTACTCAGTATATACGAGAGTGGAAGTTTGCTCATGAATAAAAGTAAAGAAGCTATCAACGAAGTTCTTGAAGAAAAGTTCATGACTTCCAGTAAGTTTTCTATGGAGATCGAAAACATTGTAAAGTCTAGCAATGGAGAACTGAATTACATTGAAGCTATTCTTACTTTCTGCGAAGAGAATGAGATTGAGTTTGAATCAGTACCAAAGTTGTTGTCTAAGACATTGAAAGAAAAACTTAAGTATGATGCTCAAAGGTTATCATTTATGAAAAGATCTTCTCGGGCAAAATTGCCTATTTGATATGGATGGGTACGAGGTTTACAAGATATACCTCGCTCTAAAACTACATTTCACCAAAGATACATACAACTTCTTTACTTTTAATGGTAAGTCTAGAGCGAGTCTATCTTCATTTGAAAAAAGAAACGATAGGTATTTCTTTAAAAAACTAGGTACAAAATTTAATAGGGAAGAGATCATAGAGTTTTTTGTAAGTCACTTTATAGAAAACGAAAATACCTGGATAGGTAATATCTCAATCCACAAATCAAAGACATACGCTGGATGGAAAAATAAAATCCAGAGTATGTCATTTAATTTTAAACAAGAATTAGAATCTTTACTTGATGATAATGACAGTTTAGATTCATTGTTCAAAGTCCATGATGGCAAACATCCAATTATATTGAGAGAACATTTATCCGGTAATGTTTGTATAGAAACCATGGTAATTCTAAACACCTTGGTTAACTACGTTCCATATTTTACTTCTAGTATTGCTGATCCCATTGTTTGGCCGGAGATCAAAAAGAAGGTAGTAAAATACGAACCATTCCTATCAGTGGACAAGTCTAAATATAAAGGTATTCTGTTAAAGTTATGCAATTCTTCGACAATGAAATAGTTCGTTCTGAAGCTGCAGAAATGATGCAAACTTATGAGGACATTGTTGACCTCATGGGATCTGCAAAGTTTAAATCTCCAGAAGGACTAGAGCTCTACTTAAACAAAGTATCTCGTATGATTGAACTACAGGAGATGATTTATTTTCGTGCTAAATATTCTAGTGAAGAAGACGCACAAGAATTTGTCACGTTTTTGAATATGTCATTCCCTCTTGTAGCTGTCGAGGGTGAAACAGATGTCACCGAGTCCTTTCGGCGGATGAAATCCGATATTGAAAGGATGAAACAGTCAATGCACAAAGGTGGTTGACTGATCCCCGTCCATCTGGTATAATAACTAGGTGGTCAAAACCACAAAGGCCAAATACTTACAAATACGGAGAATACACATGTCTTTTGCTGCACTCAAGAAAAATTCCAATTCATCTTTTGAGAAACTGACTCGCGAACTAGAGAAAGTTGCGAGTACACAACAAGGATCATCGAGTGATGATCGTTTCTGGAAACCCGAGATGGATAAGTCTGGTAATGGTTACGCTGTGATCCGTTTCCTTCCCGCACCTGAAGGGGAAGATCTTCCTTGGGCTAAAGTTTTTAGTCACGCATTCCAAGGACCCGGAGGATGGTATATTGAAAATTCGTTGACTACGATTAACAAGTCTGATCCTATTGGAGAACTGAATCGCGAACTCTGGAACAGTGGTCGTGACTCTGATAAAGAAATTGCACGTAAACAGAAACGCAAACTGTCTTACTACAGCAACATCTATGTCGTTCGTGATCCTCTGCATCCAGAGAATGAAGGACAAGTGTTCTTGTACAAGTTCGGTAAGAAGATCTATGATAAGATCATCGGTGCAATGCAACCTGAGTTTGAAGATGAAACCCCAATCAATCCTTTTGATTTCTGGCAGGGTGCTGACTTCAAACTGAAGATCAAGAAAGTTGCAGGTTACTGGAACTATGATTCTTCTGAGTTTGCATCTGTATCTACTCTTGGTAACTATGAAGATAGTCAACTAGAGGAAATCTATTCTAAGACTCATTCTCTTTCTGCGTTCACTGATGCTTCAAACTTCAAGACTTATGAAGAACTTCAGAAACGTTTGAACACTGTGTTAAACACCAAGAAACAACCTCGTGTTGACATGGAGACTGAAGAGAACGAACTAGAAGATATGTCTGAAGGTCGTGGATTCAATGCACCTGACATCACAATGTCTGCTCGTGTTACTCCACCAACACCAGAACCAGTTCGTGAGGAAGTTAAACCACGCGAATCAACTGATGATGACGATGCACTGAGTTTCTTTGCAAACCTTGCTGAGTTTGATGACTAATAAGAAGGGGGTCTTAGGACCCCCTTTTTTTATACCTTTTCTGAAATTCTATATCCGTCATCAGTAATCTTATATTCTGTACTGTATTCTAGTAACCCTGCAATTTCATCTTCCATAATACTTATAGCAAGAGTCGTAGGTAAGTATATAAGTTTTTTCAATTCATTTAATGAGTATTCATATTCTCTGTTCGTGACCTTAGTTAAATTCTGTTGAGCTGTTACAGTAGTATCAACAAATGTAGCTGGTTCATCTTGATCATTGAACGATGTTACATCTCGATATGTAAATGACCAGGTTTCAAAAGCACCATTACCACTATTTGCTGCTTGATTAAAAACTTTAGGATAATATCCAGACTGTTTTTGTGTAGTGCTATTGGTATACATTTCTACTACGATACCAGCTTCTAACACTATGTTTTGTTTACTGTCTTTTATCTCTGTTGTTTCCCAGTGTCTTGGGTCGTCTGATGTAGAACCATATTTTTCATTAATATAAACATCCATCTGATCATGATCCAGAGGCCATTCTGTATTCATATTGGTTATGTTATTCAATAACAAGATCGCCCAAAATTTTTCTGGGTCATCATATGCAGCATGAGCAATTGAATCTGGTGTTTCACCTGGTTTAATTGTATATTGTTTGGATGATGCATACACTGCATTAAAACTATCTCTAGCTCTTACTCTACGAAATAGATTCTTAGATAGTTTAAACTTACCAGCTACTTTAAAGTCTGGATATAGAAAGTTGGGTGTTGAGTTGAATAACATTTTTAGAAACCGTCAGCAACGTCTGAATTTGTGATGATAGACATTTCACCAAATGACATTGTTAAATTATATGCAATAGGTTGAGGAGTTCCATCCATCATACGTGTCGCCCACACACCATCTGGAGTATATTGAACAGATATGTTTTTGCATACACACTGTTTTAGTCTTGGTAGAGAATCTATTTCAGACCCTTGATACTTCCATTTAAGATTGAATATATTTGGTAGTGTTAACCATCTGTCAACTTCAGGTCTTCCAGCAAAACCTCCCGTGACGGCTTCACCGTTAGCATTTGTTGTTGCCGCAAGATCTGCTGAAAGTAAATTACCGATTGCATTTACATCTCTCCCCACTCCCTCTGAGAAATTATCAGAGAAACCTGGTAATACATTTCTACGAAGAGCATTTATTATATTATGTATTGATTTCTGTTCTCCTTCATTTCTAGGCACAAGTTTCCAATTAAAATCAAACTGTCTCATTCCAACACCTTGGAATACTTGCTGTAGATATGGGTTTGCAATTTTTCCTGCTATGTTTTGAGATAAAGCATTTGGGTCAACACCGATTCTTTGTAAAAGTCTTTTAACAACATCAACCTTTCCCGCTTCTGCAGCTGCTCTAACAGCATCTGTTGCTTGTTCAGGATTACCTGACATCATTTCTTGAATTGCTTGTGCTCCAAATCTTCCTAATGCACCGACTGATTGATCCGACCATTGTGGACCATCTGTATAAGATACATTATCTGGAATTGGTAATAATATTTTTCCTTTTGGTATTAATTTAGTTGTACTAGATTCTTGTGGTGCCGTTGGTATTACTTGAGAAACTAAAGAACTAGTAGTATCTGCTGCTGGAACAGCAGTCGCTGTCTGATTTCCAAATCTTCTCGCTTGATCCCTCTTTAATATATTTCTCTGACTGAACCTCAATATTTCCATTTCCAAGTAATCATATTGATCCGCTATATTGGAAGGCCAATATAATTGACCCCCTTGGTTTTTACTTTGGTTGTATAATTGAGTTGCCATAGGTTGGACTCATAAATATTTGTATGATTATTCCTATATCTATATATGAACACTCTTAAGGGAAAGTATATTCCCAAAAACTCTGCTAAGTATAGAGGAGACTACCATAATATTATTTATAGATCTTCATGGGAGTTAAAATTCATGAAGTACTGTGATGGTAATCCCAATATACTTGAGTGGGGTAGTGAAGAAATTATTATTCCATATAGATCGCCACTTGACAATAGAATTCATAGATACTTTGTTGACTTTTATATAAAGGTCAAGGATGTTAATGGAAACATTCAAAAGTATTTGATTGAAGTCAAACCAAAGAAACAAACAAGAGAACCTAAGGTTCAGAAGAGGATGACGAAAAAATATATCTATGAAGTAACTGAGTATGCCAAAAATCAAGCTAAATGGTCAGCGGCGAAAGAGTTTTGTGATGATAGGAATTATAAATTTATGTTAATCACAGAAGACGAACTCAAAGTATGAGTATCTTTCAAGAGATAAGAGAATTAGCAGGCAATGAACCGAGATCTTACTCTTGGTATCGTGATACAGTACGGATGAAATTTCAGTCAGGCGATCTGTATTCAGATATGTCTGAGATGGAGGAGTCTATGATACCGACTCCAGGTGAACTTTATATGTTTGAGTACAAGGCAACATATGCTGCAAAGTTAAAATTCTATGACGAGTTTCCTCTGGTATATGTACTAAGTACAGGACCAAAATTCTTTGGTGCTAACTTACATTACCTAAGACATAGGTCTAGAATGAATGTTATATTAGGACTTGAAAACGGTAGAGCTAGATTTCCTAAACAATGTTACCATCATTATGTTGTAGCAGGACTAGAAACACCCCTATATAAAATAAATAGAGAAGATTATAAAACATCTATCTTTCTTCCCATTGAAAATTTTGTTACTAGAAGGAAAGGTATGTATCAACAATATAGTAAATCAGCAGTCTGGGGAGAAACTTCTCAATGAGTAGAATATCTGGCGTTGCGCCGATGTCGAATTATGCGACATTCAAAGAACAATTTAAAAAGTCTGGATATAGTAGTAGTAATTTCTATGATGTTACTATAGAACTAGATAGTAATCCAAAACTAATCCAGCAATTGTCTAAAGATCCTCAATTTAATTTGAGTTCTACAAAACAATTGCTTAAACTTTACTGTGATGAAGCCACGATGCCTGGTTTGCAGTTGTCAACTGGCGATTATAGAATTACTAACACACCAAATCTAAAGTATGCTTATGGTGCAGTGTTTAGTGAGATGGAATTATCTTTTATGATGGATGCTGATTCCGTGATAAAAAATATGTTTGATTTATGGTCTAACTGGATTTATGGTTATGCAACTCAACGATTAAGTCTATCAAATTTACTTGGAATAGGAGAACCCCAACAAAATTTTAGAGCAGCATATAGAGATGACTACACAGTTGATATTGTAATTGTGAAATACGAAAGATCTATGAATGGAACTGTGAATGGTAGAGAACCAAATGATAAGAGAAATGCATATTCTTTCAGAGATATAATTCCAGACGTGCCAGATAAGAAGAGTATTGATCGTACTAAATTCTATAGAGCAATCCCAGTACATGCTACAAAAATATTTAATGCTTTCCCATCAAATATATCATCAGTTCCGTTAAGTAGAGAAGAGACATCAATGTCAAAACTGTCAGTTAGTTTTGAATATGAAACTTATACAACTACAACTCTTAACTCTGCTTCCGCTGCTAACTTTAGAGATCCTATTGGTGGTGGACCAGGATTAGATGTTCTAGAAGCACTAGTTGGACTTCTTACTTAATGGTGTATAAATACTTCAGATAGTATTCTACATCATACGGAGTTGTAATGACATTACCAAAACTTTCTACGCCAACTTATGAGTTGGTTGTTCCTTCTACTAATAAGAAGATTAAATATAGACCTTTCCTAGTGAAAGAAGAAAAAATTCTTTTACTTGCTATGGAAACTGAGGATGAATCCCAGATGGCAAATGCAGTTAAAACTATTTTGTCTAACTGTATTCAAACACCCAGATTTAAAATTGATAATCTTGCTTTGTTTGATATCGAATACATCTTCTTAAATATTAGAGGAAAATCTGTAGGTGAAACTGTAGATCTTAAGATCACATGTCCTGATGATGAAGTAACTACAGTTGATGTACAAATTGATCTGGATGAAATTACTGTTGAAAAACAGGAAGATCATTCAAATATTATAAAAATGAATGATGATGTATCAGTTGTAATGAAATATCCAAGTATGGATTTATTCATTAAAAATAATATGGCAGAAGGTTCATCTGAAGTTGATGATGTATTTGAAATTGCATCTATGTGTATTGATCAAATTGTAGATGGTGAAGAAGTATATGAAGCTTCCAATTGTTCAAAGAAAGAGATCAATGAATTTTTAGAAGGGATGGATACTAAACAATTCCTGAAGGTTCAAAAATTCTTTGAGACTATGCCAAAATTATCTCACACTGTTTCTGTTACAAATCCAAATACTAAAGTAACGAGTGCAGTAGTGATTGAGGGTCTAGCAAGTTTTTTCTCATAGCCCTATCTCATGAATCACTTGAAAATTATTTTCAAGTTAACTTTGCTATGATGCAACACCACAAATATAGTTTAACTGAACTAGATAACATGATTCCTTGGGAACGAGAAATCTATGTTCAAATGTTAGTTGATTATATTAAAGAAGAAAACGAACGTCAAAAGAGTCAACAGAGTTAATATGCCCGCACCACTCGCAGCAGCTGCACCATTATTAAAAGGACTCCTAGGAGGAGTAGGTCGTGGTGCTCTTATGGGCGGTCGTAGTGCTCTAATGACTGGTGTGCGAGCGGGAGCTAAGGGCGGATTAAGACAAGGAATAAGAGCAGGAGTAAGACAAGGTGCAAGAAACACCCTGAGAGGTGGTATCGGTGGAGGACGAGGAGGTGGTGGAAACCGCGGCGGAGGATTAGTTAAACGAACAAACGACTCTGCTATTGTTAGATCTGAGAATGGTGGTCTTGCCGTACAGGGTAGAACCATAAAAGAGGGTGGAGCATTATCTTCATCATTAGGTCCAACTAGTCAGAAGTCTTCTGCAATTGTAAAGACTGGACCTACTAAAGATAATGTACTTGGTTTGTTGGAACAGATAAAACAAACTGCAGATCAGATTCTTGAAGTAGAAGTAAAAGAATTAGATAACGATAATAAAGAATATAAAGATACAAAGAAAGAAAAAGAGAAAGAAAGAAAATTATTAGAAGCTGAGAAGAGAGACGAGGAAGAAGAAAAACAGGAAGCTAATAAAGCAAAGAAAGGTAGGAAGAAAAGTAACCCTGTAGTATCAGCTGCTAAAAAAGGTCTCGGTAATATATTTGATTTCTTAATGGGAATCTTTAAAGATTTTATTTTATATAAAGTCTTAGATTGGGTTGCTGATCCAAAGAATAGAAAAAAAGTTCAATCATTAGTTAAGTTTATAGGAGCTATTCCGGGTGCCTTAAAGTTCCTATGGAAAAGATTCGTTGAACCGTGGTGGGAATTTACTAAGAAACTTTTTGGTGGTGGATTTAAAATATTCATGGCTTTCTTTAATGTAGCCAAGGATGTTATTACACTTAAGTGGTTGACTAATCCAGGGGAATTCTTCAATACTTTGATGGAGATTCCTAAAACATTAATTGAAGTTGTACCAGGAATTATTGGATCATTACTAAATGCAATTACTGGTGGTGCTGTATCAAAAATTGGTGACTTAGTTAGTGGTTTATTTAATAATCCACTGAAAGGAATTGATCTTGGTAACGTAGGAAGTTTACTTGGAAGTGCTGCAAACTTTGTTAAGGGATTACTTGGTAATGCATGGACTGGTATTACTAATCTTGTCGGTGGTTTATTTGGTGGCGGAGGAGGTAATAAAAAAACTCAACCATCACAGAATAGATCTGGTCAGGGAGGAAGAAATCGAAGAGGTAGACGATCATCAACCACTACAGCACCTAAAACATCAACACCACCAGCAACAGCCAAACCTTTAACAAAGACTTCTTCAGCTGCAGATCTTGGTCAGAGAAATTATGGCGTTAAGATGGGAGCGGCGAAGACTGTTGAACTCGATGGTAAAAAATATACTTTCACCAGAATGAAAGATGGGGATGGTCATCGTTGGTCAGTTACTACAAAAGTACAAGCAAGAACTTCTAGAGGAGTGAAGACACAAACAAGACGTGTAGATGCAAGTAAAGTTGAGGGTCTAGTTCAAGCGTTTGACCAACAATATGGAGGCATGGATTCTGAGAATGACACCACCACTACCACAGATTCTCAACCTGTAGCTGCTAGTGGAACTGTAATGGGAAATCCTGTACTCACTAGCGAGTATGGTAAAATGAGAGGCTCAAAAGCACATGGTGGAACAGATATTGGAGCAGAAAGTGGATCACCTCTTGTAGCAGTTGCTGATGCAGAAGTTGTTGATGTTGGACTTCTTTCTAGAGGGAATGGAGATCCAAGAGGATGGGGCAATTTTGTTGTGTATAGAGAAAACTCTGGACTATATCATCTATATGGTCACATGTTGGAGAAAGATATAGCGCAGATTGGACAGAAGGTAAAAGCGGGAGAGATGGTTGGTAGAACTGGTTCTACTGGTCGATCATCAGGACCTCACCTTCATTGGGAAACTGGAACTGGTTGGACTGGTGGTGTTCTTACTGGTAAATCTGATCCACTCAGTCATTATAATTTTAAAGCACCTTATACTGCTGGAGCTGGTGGTATAAAACTTTCTCCTAGTAATGAACCATCCAATTTAGATGCGCCTCCTGGTGCTTCAACACCCTCACCAAAGATAACGCCAACTCCACCATCATCAGGATCTAATTTAGGTTCTGTCCAGAGGGAAAATAGATCATTGTCTTCAGGTGGGTCTAAAAATACTAGTCCTACTGTTATTAACAATTCATCTTCTACTCAAGCAATGCACAAAGCAACTGAAACAGCTGTCGGTAGTACACTTCCTACATCTGGTTTGTGGGCAATTTATAGTTACCAGTTATAAGTAAATGTCAGATATTAACGTAACAGCTCACGGTATAAATCCAGAAACAGGTGAATATCTTTCACCTGCAGAAAGAAAAGCACTCTTTAAAAAGGGTAGGATGGGTAGTAAGATTGACCCATCATCATTTAAAAGTGGTGTTGTTTCGGGCGTTAAAGCAGCAGAGAGAGCAAGAAAAAAAGCAGAATCTGAGGTTCAAGATTTTGTTGATCTCGAACGTGAGATGGACAAGTTAAATGAGGATGCAGCTGGAGGAGGTGGATCTGGTGGTGCTACTGGTGCTATTGTTCCTTTTAGTTCTGTTGATGCTGGTCCTTTATCAACAGAAGTACAAGATCTAGAACCACCTGTAGAAAAAGTAAGAGTCAATGTTGATGATGCACAACCACAGGAAGCCGAAGAATCAAAAGAAACATTTAAGGATGCTCTTAAGAAGTTATTAGAAACTCTAAAGAGAATAACTAAATTAAAAAGTAAACAGGGAAAGGCATCTAAAAAGACTGATAAACTCAGAGGGAAAGGAAAGGATAAAACTAAAAAGAAAGAAAGAAAAACTCCGGGTAGAGATGTATTTGGTCTTGGTAGAAAGATCAAAGGTAAAGTAACGAAAACATTTGGAGATATCTTTGGACTGTTTGGTGATATTATAGCGTTTGCAGCTTTAAACTGGATATCAGATCCAAAGAACAGAGAAGCTGTAAAAGGTATTATGAAATTCTTAGGTCATGCCTTTAAGTTTATTAATTCTTTTGTCGAAGGATTTATTGATAATACTTTAACAGGATTAGCACAGCTGCTTGGACCTGATAGAAGTATTGGTGAAAGATTTAGTGGAGCACTTAAATTAATAGGAAGTTTCTTTGTACTTAGGTGGTTAAAAAATCCATTTAAAATAGTCAAAGATCTTAAAAAGGTATTTAAAATCTTTAGTAAGTTTGGTAAATTTGTAAATAAAATTTTACGAAAACCAATTAGAATGATTCAGAATTTTGTTCAAAAAGCTTTGAACAAGACTTTGGGTAAATTGTTTAAGAGTGCTATCTTCAAACCATTTAGAAGATTTATTATTCAAGTTGGTGGTAAAAGTTTATTTAAATTATTAGGAGCAGTTGGTAGAGGATTTGTAAAAATTATAAGTAGAGTTCCATTTATTGGTGCTCTCCTACAGTTCTTCATGGATGTGTTCTTGTTTAAACAACCTCCTGCTAGGTCTGCATTTAAAGCAATAGGTGGAGCACTACTTGGTGCTGTTGGTATGCTTGGTGGTCCGATAGGAGCTATCATCGGTGGATGGGTTGGTAGTGAAGCGGGTGGATGGTTGTATGATGCATGGTTTGGTAGTGGTCACAATCCAGATGATCCGAAGAAAGATGAACAAGAAGCGAGTGGTGGAGATGGGACTGCAAATCCACAGACAAGTGGTGGAGGATATACTGGTCAAGTTCCATCAGCAGGGACAAATGCAAAAGCATTATTGAATACTATTAGGTTTGCTGAGGGAACATCTCACGCAGAGGGTTACAACACTTGGTTTGGTGGTAGGACTGACATGGACTTAACATCCATGACAATTAATGAAGTAGTAGAGGAACAAAAAAGAAGACTTCGTAACGGTGAAGCGACGTATGGAAGTTATACATCTGCTGCTGTGGGTGCATATCAGATGATGGAACCTGAGGTGTTCGCTGTAAAAGCAGGATTCGATCCAGCAACAACTAAATTTACTCCTGAAGTTCAGGATAAAATGGCAATTGCTGGTTACATGATGGGTCAAGCAAGGATGTCCAGGGCAGAAATTGATGCTCCAATTAACAGGGAACAGATTGCAAAGATGGCACCTGTATGGGCTTCTCTTCCTATGATGAATGGTAGGAGTAGATATAATCAACCAGTGAAAAGTTTTGAAACATTACAAGCGGTATATAATAAGAGTCTTGGTCAAGGTGGTGGATCTGGAGTATTTAAACCCGCTGCCAAAATGAAGAGAAACCCAGTGAAGAATATGTATATGCCATCTATGAGTGCTGAATTTACCATCAATGAAAAAATAAAACATAGTGTTGTTAGTGAACAACCAATTGTTATAAACAACATTAAAGAAGAAAACGTAGGAGTACAGACCACTGGTCTCATTCTAAATAAAGATAAGAAGTCTGTTAATCAAATCCTTAGTAGGTTATAATGGCGAATCAATTTTCTGGAGACTTCTCCTTAAAAGAAGTAACTCTGTATAGTGTATACAATACTAATCCAACTGATATAAAGAATCTCGTGTTGGAGATTAATTTATATGAGAGTGTTATGTCCTCAGCACTACAGGCTGAAATTTTGATTCAAGATATTGGTCAGAATTTGATTAGTAGTATGCCAATTGTTGGACAGGAAAGAATTAATATAAAAATTTCGAGTAGAAGTAAATTATATGATTTAAATTATTACATTTATAAAATAGATGCACGCACAATTATTGAAAAAGACCAGACATATATTATGCACGCTGTTTCTATTGAGGGACTAAGGAATGAAAACTTTAGAATATGTGAGAGAATAGATGGAAAGAATTCTGAGACAGTTATCGAAGATGTATTGAGAAGAAATAGTTTTTCTACAAAACCTTTTGTAAAAGACACTTCAGTATTTCCATTTGACATGTATGTTCCTAATTGGAGAGTCTTTGATTTATTTAATTGGTTATCAACTAGGTCTGTTCCAGACTATAAAAAAGATTCAATTGGATTCTATTTCTATGAAACATTTGAAGGTTATAGATTCAAATCTATCGACAAACTAATAGATCAAACACAATATCCTGCACCAGATATCAGTTATAAGTATTCCCAAGCGAATGCTACTACAACATCAACATCAGCAGCTGATAGATATAGAATAATGAACTTTAATTTTCCTAAAGTATTTGATGTGTATGATGACTTAAGAGCAGGTGCTTTCTGTCACCAAGCAATTTATCTAGATGTGAACAGAGCAACCTACCGTGTATTTAAAACTAATGCGGATGAGTTTTGGGATAAGAGCTCTCATTTAGAAAAAGCAAAACCTTATTTAAGCAATGGTCAACTTCAAATGCTAGATAGAGGCAGTAGATTTATCTATAGACCATCTACTATCAGTACATTTGGAGATTGGGATAACAACCAGAGTGATGCCGAGAAAGACAATATTGATGATATGAACAAAAACTTCGAGAAGGCATTTTACAGATACTATTTCATGCAGTATAATACTATTGACATAGCTGTTCCTGGTGATTTAGAAAATAGAGCTGGTAATGTAGTTAGTATAGATATTCCATCTCCTGCTGAATCATCCTCAACTAGTGTCAAACCAGACAAGAGAGCTAGTGGTAGGTATCTAGTCACTTCTATTAAACATACTATTCTAAATAGAAGTGAACTTCGTACTAACATCACATTATCTAGGGATTCCTATGGCGGAAGTCCTATGCCTGACACAAAACGATCAGAGAATCGAACAAACTTAGACGGTACTAACTAAAAATGGAAAACATCGAAAAGCATATTGAAAAGGATAAAGAGATCCTGGACAACCCTACAACATCACCTCAGATGCGTCGTCACATCGAAGGTCAACTAAATCAATTAGAAAAATATCAAGAAGCACATCCAGAAGATCATCATGATCCAACAGATCTAGAACTTTATTGTGAAGAATGGCCTGAAGCAGACGAATGTCGTATCTATGAGGACTGATGTCAACATATAATCCTACACAACCTTCTACCAGTTTCATAGGTAATGATGATTTCAAGTGGTGGTTGGGTACAGTAAAGAATGCTGATGACAAGGATGCAAAACTCGGTAGAGTTAAAGTAAACATCCTTGGATACCATAAACCAGGAGAGAAACCATCTAACTTACCGTGGGCTATTGTAGCCGGTCCCACGACATCTCCGGGTGTCCATGGTGCGGGATCTGCTGGTGCTCAACTAAAAGCAGGAAGTTTTGTTATAGGATTTTTTCTTGACTATCCAGACTGTCAACAACCTATTGTCTTAGGTACACTCCTAAGTAAAATCAAACCAGTAATCGATCCTAAGAGTCAGGAAGCGTTTGATTACTTTAGGGGTGTTGACAATGTTATTAAAAAACAAAACACATCTGAGAGTGGAGTTAACGAAGCAGCAACTCCACCGCAAGAAAGATCATCCACTTCAGAAGCTGCTGCAGTAGCAGAATACTCTGCTGCTAATCCATCTGGTAAAGTTTCAAAAGTTCCTCTCGCTGATGGAAAAAATGCAGGAGCTAAAACACTAGATAGTAATCTTTCTTATGCTGTAACAGCTGTTGCAACAGCAATAGCACAAGCAAGAAAGATCGACAAAGCAGAAACTGAAATTACCGTTGATACTGATACAGAAGATCAAACTTTATTTGTAAAAGATACACAAGACTTTCCATGGAATGGATGGTTGCAAGTAGGTAGTGAGAAAGTATCTTATACTAATAAGGATGAAGGAAAATTTGTATCAGTTGTTAGGGGTGGAGATGGAACAAAAGCAATAGCTCATGAACCTGGAACTAAAGTTAAGTTGATAACAAAAAGTGAATACTTAGGAGTTGATAAGGATGAAGATGGAAATAAAAAGAAAGGTGAACTCCTAGGAACTTTTACAGATACTATAATTGACCTCCAATCAATTGTAGATGACAATCTTGAGATGATTAGGAACTCATTGTATTGGCTTGTCAATCAAATTAA